AAACGGATGAAATCGACGAAGCATATGACAAAATTGAGGGTAAAAGCACCACTGGCAAAGACGAAACCGTCACTTTGTACGAGTGCCATTGCTATTTAGACCTTTTAGAGTACCCCGATATTGGTGCCGATGGCATGGATACGGGTATTAAGCTGCCTTATGTGGTTACGGTATGCAAAGATACGAACGATGTGCTGAGTATTCGCCGTAATTACCGCCCAGATGACAATACAAAGTCAAAAATTGCCCATTTTGTTCAATATAAGTTCACTCCAGGACTTGGATTTTACGGTTTTGGCCTAATTCACCTGCTTGGAAACCTCAGCCGCACAGCTACCGCCAATTTACGCCAGTTGATTGACGCAGGTACGCTGAGTAATATGCCTGCGGGATTCAAAGCGCGTGGTTTGCGGATTGCTGATGAGCAAAACCCGCTACAACCAGGAGAATTTAGGGATGTTGATGTTCCGGGAGGTGATTTACGAACTTCCCTTATGCCTCTCCCTTATAAGGAACCTTCCGGAACGCTTTTCCAGTTGATGGGTTTCGTGGTTGAGGCTGCACAACGCTTTATTGGTACAACAGACATGGGTGTAGGCGATGGCCGACAAGAAATGCCTGTGGGTACAACTATTGCGTTGTTAGAGCGTGGTGCTAGAATCGTCAGCGCAGTGCATAAGCGTATGCACGCGAGCATGAAACTAGAGTTAAAGATGCTTGGCCGACTTTTTGCTGAAGATCCGCGCCCCTACCCTTACCAAGTTGGCATAGATGGGCAGATAAAAGCGCAAGATTTTGATGGGCGCATTGATATTCTCCCCGTTAGTGACCCAAATATCTTCAGTATGTCACAAAGGGTGGTACTTGCGCAGGAGCAATTAAAATTAGCGCAAGCTGCCCCCGAAATGCACAATTTGCATGAGGCTTATCGCCGAGTTTATGAGGCTTTGGGTGTAAATAACATAGACCAAGTGTTAAAACCAGAGCCACAACCTATACCAGAGAACCCAAGTGCCGAAAACCAAAAGGCAAGTGAGGCGGCAGCAGGTCAGGGTAAGTTGCAAGCCTTCCCCGAACAAGACCATGATGCCCATATTTCGGTTCATTTGGGCTATATGCAGTCTAAAGTGGCGCAAATGCAGCCCCCTGTGCAGATGGTATTAGAGAAGCATATTTACGAGCATTTGGGCTTAAAAGCGATGGTTCTGCATGAACAACAGATGCAGCAAGATCCTAACAGCCAACAAATGCCGCCAGAAGAGCATGAAAAGATGATTGCGCAGATACAGGCGCAGTTAATTGCGGAGTTCCAACAGCAACAGCCACCAACCCCGCAAGAAGATCCGCTAGTGCAGGTTAAACAGCAAGAGCTTGCTTTAAGAGAGCAAGAAATGCAGATGGATCAGCAACTAGACCAACAACGCTTGGCGCAAAATGCTCAGCGCGATATGCAGAACGCGCAAATTGCGCGGGAGCGTATTAACTCGCAAGAAGATATAGCGCAGATGAGAGCGCGAATCGCATTGCAACGTCAACAGCAAAACCAAAATCGTGGAGGCTAATATGGCTAAAAAAGGACGCAATAAACCAAGGGGTGTAATGGTTACCGAAAGAACGGTACAAGAAATCCGTTCGCCTGAAGAAGAAAAGGCTATGAAAGAGGGTATTATGAAAGCCCTTGAAGAAGCCATGGAAATGGGTGAAATGGAAGAATTCCCTGAGGATTATATGCCCCGTGGTAAAAAAACCTATAAGGAGGATGCAGATGATATCAAAGGTTCGCTCCGTGAGCAAAAGTACATGGGCGGCATGTCAGGCTCTGGTAAAAAAAGTAAGACAGCGGCACGAAACGCTGCCACGTTGGATGCAACAAGTAACCGTGCCACTAATAGTCGGATTAGTCGCGGTGGTGGTGCTGCACTTCGTGGCTTGAAGTTTGTCGGGGTGAGATGACACAAAAAAGACTGGAACCAGAAAGCTCGTACGAAAAATACGACCTTGACCACGATGGGGTTATTTCTGACGCGGAAATAGAACGCGCTAAAGAAATTCGTGAGTTTGAAGACCAGTCTCGCAAGCATTTAGCCCAACTAAGATTGGCGCGATGGTCACTTGTAGCTATTGCTGTATATACGCTGCTTTTATTCATGCCTTTTGTGCCTGATAAGCGTATAGAACTTTTGACTAGTGTTGCCGATCTTTTTTATATATCTTTGTGCTCAGTAGTAGGCGCATATATGGGATTTACAAGCTGGATGAGTAGGAAATAGGTATGAACCCCGTTTTAATGCAAGCACAACTTTTTAAACAACAGTTTGGAGAGCCTGTTGCCCAAACTCAAGAGCACACTCCTGCTGTAGTCCCAGATTCGAGCCCCCTCCCCGTACCCCGTGGTGGGATAGACGGTGGGTTTAGTGGTCCACAGCAAATGCCTATAGAGCGAAGAATAGATAATGTAGAGCGCCAAGTGCAAGGACTTGGTCAAGGGTTAAACCAAATCGGGGGACAGTTCCAAGGTTTTATGGCCGGAGCGCGATTTGGTGGGGGTGGTTATGGTGGCATGAATATGTTCCAACCACCCCAACAATTAGGATTTGGGGGAATGGGTATTGACCCCCGAATGATGCAGATGGGTTACGGCGGTGCGCCACAACCCTCGCGTGAACAAGCGATGTTGCAAGCCTTGTTACAAACACAACAAGCCTCACCGTTTGCAAATACCGTCCGTACACAAGGTGGAATAGGTGCCTTGCCAATGGGTTCAGCCGGACAAATGTTGGGGATGAACCAGTTTACATAGGAGTAACTATGCTACAAGCTCTGATAGGACCAGTTGCGGGATTACTGGATAAATTCATCCCCGATGCAGATGAAAAAGCAAAACTCGCTCATGAAATAGCAACAATGGCCGAAAAGCATGCCCACGAAGCTGCGATGGCTCAAGTAGAAGTTAATAAAGCAGAAGCGGCTCACCGCAGCACTTTTGTTGCAGGTTGGAGACCTTTTATCGGTTGGGTATGTGGCTTTGCTTTGGCGTACCACTTTATCGTCGTACCGATGCTTACATTTGGTTTGGTTACCTTTAATGTGACAGGACTGCACCCAAGTGACTTGCCCAAATTTGAAATGGATAGTTTGATGACTGTCTTGTTGGGTATGCTTGGTTTAGGCGGGTTGCGGACGTTTGAGAAAACGAAAGGCGTAGCCAAATGAGTTTTAAACTATCACAACGCAGCTTAGATAAGTTGGAAGGTGTAGATGAACGCCTTGTAACGGTTGTTAAATCAGCTATCCACCTGACCAAAGTAGACTTTGGAGTTATTTGCGGATTACGCACAATAGAAGAGCAACGCGAACTTGTAGCTAAAGGCGCAAGTAAAACGATGAAGTCTAAACACCTTGAAGGGTTAGCAGTTGACCTAATGGCATATATTGGCTCCCGTGCTTCATGGGAGCTAAACCTATATGATGATATTGCGGATGCAATGAAACAAGCAGCTAAGGAAATTGGCGTAGATGTTTGTTGGGGTGCCGCATGGTCTACAGCTGAGATGCCTTACCCGATGAATATTTGTTCTTGGGAAGGTACTATGGAAGAAGCAATGAAAGCCTACTGCAAGAAAAAAAGCGATGCAGGCAAACGTGCGTTTATTGATGGTCCCCACTTCGAGCTTATCGTATAGCAATGGTTAGTCTTGATGCTGAAAATATAACCAAAGGAATCGGCATAGTCACTGCTACTTTTGCAATGCTTGGTGGTGGCTATACCGTTTGGGATAAATTTAGCAGCAAAGACATATTGACATGGGCTCCTGAGTACTTTTCTGTGAGCGATGGTCCTGTAAGTGGAGAGTACAAGGTAACCGTAGCGCGAGAAAAACACCGTGACGATTGCACTGTTACAGATTTTACTTTGTCTGTGCGTGACAGTGATTATATGGTTCACCCTGCTACATCTAGCATTGGGAAATTTATGGGTCCTGCAAACGACAAAGTGGATACTTTTGCGTTTAAAATGCAGATAAACCCAGACCACCATGGAAAAGTTGCTTTAGGTGAAGCAACACTGGTTGCGTATATTGATTATGATTGCCCAGAAGGACATATAGCAGTGACGTACCCAGACCATGCAAACTTGAGGTTTAATATCACAAATGAATGACCTTTACTTTTATGAGAATATGCTTAAGAATGTAAGGGAACGGAGGGAATCAGTTATTGAGGCTATCTGTTATGGTGCCGTAAGTGATTTCACCGCGTTCAAGGAGCTCCGAGCAAAACTCGGGGAACTTGCATTAACCGAACAGGAATTAAAAAACCTGCTAAATAGGATATCAGAATCCGATGAGTAAAACACTGCTTGTACCTGACTACATTGCAAAACAACGGGCAGAAGAAAAATCTGCCAAAAAAGAAGCCCCCAAAGCAGAAGGTATTTTAGACGCAGCCTATGTTGCGGCTGAAGACCGTGTTTTGGATCCTACAAAACTCCCTGAAAGTGCTATTGATAGATTGCCTCAGCCTACGGGATGGCGCATTTTGCTTTTACCCTATCAAGGTAAGGCAAAGACTACTGGTGGTATTATTCTTACAAGCGAAACTCGCGAAAAAGAAGCAGTAGGGACAGTTTGTGGGTATGTGTTGAGGGTTGGTCCGCTTGCGTACCAAGACTCGAATAAATTCGGCGAAGGATCAGAGCCTTGGTGTAAAGAAGGTGACTGGGTTATCTTTGGCCGATATGCGGGAAGCCGCTTCAAGATCGAGGGTGGGGAGGTTCGCCTCCTTAATGATGACGAGGTTCTTGCTCGCATTAGTAGCC